AGTATCCCGCGCCACGCAACGCAGAGGCCGAGTATCCCGCGCCACGCAACGCAGAGGCCGAGTATCCCGCGCCACGCAACGCAGAGGCCGAGTATCCCGCGCCACGCACTATATTTTTATCAATCGCTTTTAATGCGAGCACTTTTCTTTGTTTAAGATCGGTCGTTGACATAAATTTGTTTTTAGTAGGTTATTTATTGTGTGTTGTATTGCTTAATATGGTTGTGATTTGCTTTCAGGATTTCGTAGTTTGGAGCTCTTAAATACCTTTATTGAAGTACTCTGCAATGGCATTAACTACTCTTTCTTCACCTGTTCCAGTCTTGATAACACGGGTTATAGTTGTTCTGTCAACGGTGATAGTTTCGGCGCAACGCTTTATGCTGCCACGGAGCAGGAAAGCCTTTTTTGCAGCCCTTCGTACGTCTTTGCTGATTTTGATTACCATAGTTTTATTTTTTTTATTACCTTGATTTGGTTGTTGCTTAGTTGTAATTGTGATGTAAAGATAAAGACATAATTGCGATAAAAAAGACACAAACGAGATGAAAAAGAGAATTTTACTCTAAAACTCTTGTCAGGCCTTACAAGTATTTTTAAAAATATATGAAAATGCGGGGAAATAAAGGGTAATAATGTAAAAAAATCCCCGCTAGAAAGCAGGGTTTGAAGCATCTTGAGCGGTTATAAGTTGCCATTATCCGGAAATTACCGACATTTGCTCTACCGATATGAAAATGTATCGAACCAACAGGAAGGTAGAAGTGATACAAACTGCCATTACCGGCTACGTCCTCATCCTTGCAAGGCTCACGAGCCGGTTCCAATTCAAAAACGCCGGAATGGAGAGCGAAATGATCTGCTTATCGCAGCATGCTCACTACTAATAGTTAACGAGGGGTTCTATCTGCCTGCAAGGCGCAAGGTGTGCCTATTTGCAAATTAATCATACATTTGTATTGTCGTTATGAAGATATAGCGCACTAATGTTATGGCTAATACATCTAAGCTCACTCCCAAGCAGGAACAATTCTGTAATGAATACCTGATTGATCTCAACGCTACCCAGGCGGCTATCAGGGCCGGATATAGTAAAAAGACGGCGACAGAGCAGGCATCACGCTTGTTAATAAATGTTAAGGTGATTGAATATCTTAATGGATTACGTTCAAACCTTCAAAAAAAGACAGAAATAACCCAGCAGCGGGTATTGGATGAATACGCCAAAATCGCATTTTTTGACATCCGCAGAATATACAATGACGATGGCAGTCTTTTGCCAATAAAAGACATTGACGATGATAGCGCCGCCGCAATAGCAGGTATAGAATGCTTCGAAGAGACAGAGAGAGCCGGGGAAGAAACAATAGTAACTGGCATTCTACGCAAAGTAAAGATCACAGATAAGAAAGGAGCGCTGGACAGCATCTGCAAGGTATTGGGCTATAATACTCCCGACAAATCACAGGTGGAAATGGCAATCGTTTGGCAGGAGGAAAAGACATATGCTAAATGATTCTGTCAGCAAAACAAACCAAATGTCTTGATCTGCTTGAGGATAAAATCACTACTGAAATACTATTCGGTGGTGGAGCTGGTGGCGGCAAAAGCATTGTTGGCTGCTACTTCATTTTAAAATGCGCCATGAAATATCCCGGCACCCGGTGGGTAATAGGTCGTAACTCTCTCAAAACACTCAAAGAAACTACACTTAATACGCTATTTCAAGTAATGAAGGCCCAAGGCGTAAAAGTCAACTTGCATTACAGGTACAACGACAATCGCAGTATTATTTTATTCAAAAATGGCAGCGAGATCCTTTTAAAGGATTTAGGGTTTTATCCATCCGATCCCGACTTTGACGAATTGGGATCATTAGAGATAACAGGTGCATTTGTTGATGAGTGTAACCAAATTGTGCAAAAAGCATGGAAGGTTCTCAAGTCGAGAATAAGGTATAAACTGGATGAATACGGGCTAATTCCCAAGATTGTAGGCACTTGTAATCCTTCAAAAGGTTGGGTATATACTGATTTCTTCAAGCCTTTTGTAAATAAGGTTTTATCTGCTGGCAAAGCGTTTATTCAAGCCCTTGTCGGGGATAATCCATACATCAGCAAGCATTACAAAGAAAACCTGCTAAGCCTGGATAAGGCCACAAAAGAAAGGTTATTGCATGGGAATTGGGATTATGATGATGATCCTACGGTATTGTGTAGTTACGATGCTATCTGCGACTGCTTTACTAATGACCATGTAAAAGGCGGAGGCAATAAGCGAGTGAGCGCTGACCTTGCTATGCAGGGTCGCGATAAATTCATAGCCGGAGTATGGGAAGGTGGCATATGTAAAGTCGCTATTGACCAGCCTAAAAGCACTGGTAAAAGCATTCAGGATGATTTGCAGGCTTTAATAACCAAGCACAATATAGGACGCAGCAATGTTATTGCAGATAGCGATGGAATGGGCAGTTATCTGAGTAGTTATCTCAGCGGCATAAAAGAATTTCATGGTAATGCAACTGCTAATAATGCTGCATACGCCAACCTAAAAAGCGAATGCGCTTATAAATTAGCTGAAAAGATAAATAAGCGTGAAATCAAGATAATATGCACCGAGGACCAGAAACAGTGTATAATAGACGAATTAGGTTGTTTAAAGTCTGATGATGTTGACGCTGATGAAAAGAAAAAGCGAATTATCAAAAAGAATGAGATGAAAGAACTGCTAAGCCGTAGCCCTGATTACCTGGATATGCTTATAATGGGTATGTTTTTTGAAGTTAAATTACCACCGGCAGATTGTACCATCGTCCGATCATCACCACAAAGAAAACCGACATACGGTAAATACTTTGAGGGGAAAAGGTAATTTGGTGCGTCTAAAAAAATAAATTAGGCATATAAATAAATTTATTTTACTTTTGGCTAATAATATAACAATGTGAAGATGCATTGTAACTCAATCACCACGAAGCACATTAACGCCTGTTATTCTCGCAAAGGGAATAACAGGCGTATTTTTTTGTATTAAAACCTAAACATGGAAATTTCATTGACTGAAACGCAAAAGGAAGCAAAGAGAGTGATTGATAACATTGATCCGGCTAAACTGCATATCATATTCCATCACCCGGAATGCAGGGCCATGTTTGAGAAACATGTTGATGCGTACCGGCTTATAGATACTCCGGTGCTGAATACAATACGCAATGCTTTCAAGAATCACATCATTGCTACGCTGTCATTCACTGAGTTGAATCTACTCATTGATGAATTTGCCGCAGCACTCACAAAAGAGTTTGACGAGGTGCATACCGGCGTTGTGTTGCTTGCTATCAGGTTGATACGTGGTAGTAAGATATCTGTGTTTAGCACCTATTCTGACGAGCAGCTTATACAGCTATACCGCAATTGCATGACTGTTGAACAGCAGATTGAAGATGCTACCAAGCCGATCAAAGAGGAAGTAATCGAGGAGTTCTGGACGAATGCAACATTCAAGCAGATCAAAGAGGTGGAAGATATGTATAACCGCAGAAAAGCGCAGGATAAAAAAATCCCTTCAATCATACAGTAATGGGCAGGATAAAAGTAAGCCACCGGCAAAAGGCTAAGCAGAAGCGCAGGGCCGACAAAACATTAGAGCAACGCCTCGAGAAAAAAGCACGCAAGAGAAAAGATGAACTTGGAATATAACGACATACTCGAAATCATAGAGAATCGCCCGAATTATGAATACATAAAGGGTGCTACCGAGGCTTACCGCAAATTGCGCATGTTCTTTACGGGCCAGGGTATTGAGGAGTATGTTGAAGATATTGAGGAATTCATGCGCGAAGGAACGAAAGAAACGCTTGTTAAGTTCATGAGGTCGAACCGGGATATTATCCAAAGGGTAATGAATCCGGTTAGTAAGATATACACGGCAAAAGGTGGCCTGCAACAGATCAACCTTCCCGAAAACAAGCAAAGCGACTTTTCGATTTACCTGCAAAGCGTTACAACAAGCCTTTCACTGGACGAATGGATCAGGCAGGTAGTGGAGCAGCATTACTACTATGATCCTAATGGGTTGGTGCATATAGAAATAAACGAGTATGATGAACCATACCCGGTTATCAGGTGCATCGAGGAGGTATTTGATTATATGCACAATGGCCGGGCAGTGGAGTATGTGGTGTTGGAAGTAGATGCGGCACAGCGTCAATCATACATGAATGCGGGTATTATCCCTATGGATACACCGGCAAGGAATAAAGTGTATCGTGTTATTGATGATTCAACAGACAGGATCGTAATAATTGGCAGTAAAAACAGCACCGGCCTATCATATAAAAACATGACCGTTGCTAGCGAAGTGGCTAATGAATTCGGCTATGTTCCCTGCATGATCATTTCCGACATTATAGGTATGGACCATTGTTATGAGAGCCCGCTATCTGTATGTATCAACCTGCTTGAAAGGATGCTTACAGATAATGCCCTGTATTATTGGGCATTCTGGCGCAATGTATTTCCTAAAGAATGGATGCAGAAATTCAAATGCCCTACATGTGACGGGCATACGGTTGTTGATGCTGCTCCATGCCCTGAATGTAAGGGAAAAGGTTATCTACCATTCCTGCGTACCGCTGATGTGGCTATCGTTGATTATCGCAATGATGAAAACAAAAGCATACCGCACCCGCCATTAGGCAGGATAGAGAGCGATATTACCGCGCTTGAATTCATGGCTGATCATGGATTGAGTATTGAGGATTATTTTTATCTTACTATGTGGGGTGTTACCAATAGCGCCGGGCAATATAAAAAAAATGTTGGTGGAGGCGGTAAAGGTGGAGATATAGAGCGCACAGCCTATGAAGTGCAGGTAAATACGCAGCCACAGCATGAAAGGCTTAGGTTATTCGGGCGATGGAAGGTTTCTATACAGAAGTTCGTTATAGACACATGCGCCTGGTATAAATACCGTGACCAATTCGAAGGGAGTGCAATAATATGCGGTGATCGGTTCCTGATAGAAAGCCCCGATGCGACATGGGACCGTTATTTGAAGGCGGTGCAGGGCAAAGCTCCAATGTATGCGCTTGATACGCTGCTTATAGAATACAATCAAAATAAATTTGATGGCAACCCGGAATTATACCGCAAGGCTGAACTACTCAGGCAGGTTGAGCCATTCGTACATGAGGATGTGAGCGTGATATGGCCTGATGAAACATTGCCGCTTATTACCCGCCTGCAAAAGAAATACTTTGACGAATGGACATCTACGCTCACCGACTATGATATTGCCAGTGTGCCGGAGCAGGGCGGAGCAGATATATTGCGTAGGCAGTTGCTCAACTATGTAACAGGCAAATATATGGCAGAGCGCAAGTATGACGCATTACTATTAACAGCTACAGGGGAGATTATCAACATAGGGGACAATGTAGGCATCATACACGGAAAAGAGCAGAAAGAAGATCACCAGGGCCAGATATACACCGTTACTGATATAATGGGTAAGAATATCACTATTAAAGGCGGTGGAGCTGATGCGGTATTCGGCTATAGCACAGATGATGTTTACAAGTCGGATAAAAGCTATGCGGCGCTTGAGGAGTTTAATAAAACAATATCATAAATTTTAACCATAAAAAATACAATCATGGCTCCAAGACCAAAAACACAGGAAGCGAGTGAAAACCAATACTGGGACAAATTCCATTGCACCGTATCAAGAAAAGGTAAGGTAAATGAGGCTGGTCAAATGAAGGGTGTAACCATATCGGTAACGGCTCAAAAGCTGCTACGGACGAAAGTACCGGCATCGGAATCGACCATAAATAACCTGAACACGGCTAATGATCATCAGAACCCATTGGGTAATGACTCGCCTATGATTACCTACTACTTCCCGATGGGCAAGGTAAAGGAAGGTGATACTATGAAGGCAAATGATGTTTTCCGAACTATCAACTCCATCGATGATGAAACCGGGGAAGAAATCACCGTGAAGTCAAAGACGGATATCGTGGGTATCAAAATACACTACGATAAAAAGCGCATAGGCTATGATGAGGAGACCGGGAAAGAACTGTGGGGCAATCCGAAGGCCAAAGCTGAAGAAGTAAAGTAAAACTCATTTAATCACCAAAAACAAATATATGGCTCTTAAAAAAGAAGCGATAATAAAAACGCTTAAAGCATTAAAAGTAGCTGATGACCTGATTACGCAGTTGGTTGATTCGCCCGATGAGGTGGATATTGATCTGCCTGCTGATATACGGATTTATGATGGCGCCGGGTATTCGGAACTGGAGACTAACATCCGTAAAGGCTATATCAAAGAGAAAGATTCGGTGGAGATATGGTGCAGAAAGATGAACGAAGAAAATGAATTGGGGCTTACCGGCGCGGCTGCCAAGGATCCTAAAAAGATAAGCGAGGCAATGAAGGCCAAGGCTATTAAAGAAGCCGG